TCCTTGCGCACCAGTTGCACCAGTAGGACCAGTGACAGTGCTTGCCGCACCCGTTGCACCTGTTGCACCGGTTGCACCTTGAATTCCCTGTGCACCCGTTGCTCCAGTTGCACCAGTTGGTCCAGTTACTCCTTGAATTCCTTGCGCACCAGTTGGTCCAGTAACTGTGCTTGCAGCGCCAGTTGCACCAGTTGCACCAGTTGCACCCTGCGCACCGGTCGGTCCAGTGACGGTACTCGCTGCACCGGTTGCTCCAGTAGGTCCAGTAGCCCCTTGCGCGCCTGTTGGTCCAGTGACAGTTGAGGCTGCGCCGGTTGCTCCTGTTGGCCCTTGTGAACCTGTAGGACCTTGGATGTTTCCAACGTTTACCCAGGCAGATGAAGTTGCTGACCAAACATAAAGATCTCCGTTTACCAGGTATCCCTGGCCAGCGCTACCTGTTGGCTGCGCTGCGATAAGTGCAGCTTGTGACCCATATGAACCAAGAATGGTTATTGAGGTTCCAGCAGGTCCAGTTGGCCCAGTTACTGTTGATGCTGCACCTGTAGGTCCTGTCGGCCCAGTAGCGCCAGTTGCACCCGTTGCACCAGTGTTTGATGCAGTGCCAGGCGCACCCGTTGGTCCTGTGGGACCTACTGGGCCAATAGACCCACGTGATGTTGAGACAGTTGGGCCATAGGATCCAGCGTTTAGAATATCAATAATTTCTGCAAAGATGTCAACTGCTGAGCCGTCACCTGTGACCAAGTACGTGTTGAATGTAAACGGAGATACACCGTAGATGTTGACGCTTACTTGATAGGCCCAACCAACCGGGCTTAAGTCTGTGTCATCAGTGCACGGAAGCGTTACGCTAAAAGAGCCAGTTGAGTCAAGAGTACATGCAATTGGACTAGCAACAATGATGGCATCTTCTGCGTCTACAACAGTCACAGTTGGGGTAAAAGTAATTACTCCTCGGGCAGCATTTCCATACGGAGTGGTATAGCTTCCAGTGACTACTCGTGTTGTAACATCATTTGGCCAAGGCATGTGCAACTCCAGTCCATGCGCAATCGCGCACAGGCGTTTCTGTGCTTAAAACTACCTTAGAATAATACCAACAGTCTATTGGTTGTCATTCTTATAAGATGACGCAAACCCAATTGCAGTAGGTGTTTTGTCTTCGTTAATTGCTTCTGATTTTTCAGACACGTCTGCCGCCACTGCTGTGTCTGCAGCATCAGCAAGTGCCGCAAAAGCAACAACATTGACCCAATGTGGGCGAGAATCTACCATAGTCGTTGCCCTGACGAGGTCATAAGCACTTAACATGGCAGCAACTTCTGATGTTGGAATTGGCCCTTCAAGGTCAAGAATGCCTGCCCAGACCATTCCAATGCGAGAAAGATCTACATGTTGGTTGTCTTCTATGAGTTCGTAAATTGCTTCTTGTGCGTCAATTAAGACTTGGTTTTTCGCCGTTTTTGAAGATTTGATCCTTGACTTCGCCATATAGGCTCCGATGCAATTGCCGTTTTGGCAATTGTATCCCTAGTCAAGCCATACGACATACTCAGCGGTAACGCGGCCTTTTACTGGGTCAACAAAGTGAAGCCGCTGCGACGGCTTGCCAACTGCCGCGACTACTTCTCGAGCGTACTCGTTGTGTGACTCTGGCGATCCAGTGATGAACACGCGCCCGGCGTTGGCCATAGTCATGGTAGTCGGGGTGTGGAAGTGCCCCATGTAGACATCTTGAAACTCTTCAATAACACCTGTGGCCCAGGCATTTGCCTTTCGTAGAATACTCGATGTTCCTTTGCACTCGTCACCGTGAACGAGTAGTGCTTTATAGTTTCCAATTGCCACCATTTGGTACCAATCAGGAGACATTTGCCACGTCACGTTCTTGAGATCTTTAGTTCTATCTTGTGCTATTCTGTAGCTAATCGCATCAATGTTGTCGTTTGCTGGCATCTCACCCTTACGCCCAAGGCGACCGTGGTTGCCGTACTCGCACACTACATGAACTTTGTCAAAGAATGCTGCGAGTGTTCGGATCATAGTTTCTTCTATCCGAACTGTTTCAAATAGTTGTTCAAACAAATGAGCTTCTATTTCCCAGGCTTGACCAGGAAAAATAGTAATGCCTTCAACCATGTCACCACCAAATAAAACAACACACTCGCGGACTGGGTGGTGCGCTCGTTGGATTGTTGTCAATTCAATGACTTTGCTAGTCAGTTGCTCTATGCGATCAGAGCATTTTCCAATTCCGTACGATATGCTTCGTTTTCCGTTTTGCCAGTCGGTTGCATGAATAAGAGCAACTTCAGCTTTAGTTTTTCGCGAGTCTTTTTCTCGTTTTATCTCTGAAGGTTTAGCTGGACCAGATGCAATTGCCGCGTCTCTTGCGGCACTAAACACTGCTTCTGTGATTATTTCATTGGCCCTTTTAGCCTTATACGCTGTCTGCTGTGCTTTCTTAAGCGCGGCTCGTAGCTCGGCTATTTCATCTTCTTTGCGAATATCATCAGACAGGCTCATTGTTTACCTTAGTTACAAGTTCGCCGCGGCGATAACGACTGATTACGTTGACAGCTAACTTAAGTCCGCGCTTATTCAACGCTTTTGAAATACTTGAAGCAGGAATTGAATGATCATCAAGCGCCTTAAGTAGATCGGCAGCATCTGACTTATTCATTTCATCTAGTATTTCTGCAATTCGTGAGCGCGTGCCTCGAGTTGACTTTTCTTTTTTGATGTCATCAAATAGCGATCCCATAGTTCTCCGGTGGTCAGGCGTGAATGTACTTATCTAATTTATATCATGTACTGGAACATGTACTATGTATATCTAATGACAATATTGTAATTTATTTGATAATGTCTCTAGCAATACATATGAAAGATTTCAAAGTTGTTCAGCATTTTGCAACCAGGCTGGGATATAGTTGCGTGCATAACATTTTTGATAAAGTAACAATCTGCTCTCTCCCAACACAAAGGCTACACAATGCCAACAACGTTTTTATTGATGTCTTTACAGTCATTTAGGTGCCTTACCAGATGAGCGCATGGGACTCAGCTACTGGAAGACTAGGGCCAGCGGCCCAGTGGTACGCCCAAAATGGCTGGAAAGTTATGCCATGCTATGGCATCAACAACGGCCGATGCACTTGTGGTGGAACCCACGCTGAACCAAAGGACGTCGGCAAACACCCAAGCATTCCCGAGTGGAACACACAGGCAACAAGTGAACTTTCTGCTATTCAAAACTGGTGGCCAGAAGGCAGCGAGAGCAACGTCAGCGTTTTCTGCCGCCCAAGTGGATTCTTTGTAATTGACATTGACCCGCGGTCTGGTGGGCCAGACTCATTTGAGAAGTTTGAAGCACTCGTTGAAGGCGCGTTACCACCGACAGTTGAGGCAATCACTGGCGCGTACACGATGGGAGGAAAAGCTACTCGTGGGCGCCACTTGTTTTATCGTTGCGAAGAGTCAGAAAACTTGGTCGGCAACCTTAAAAAATCTGGCCTAAACGGAATTGACATCAAGCATAATGGATATGTATTGATTGCGCCGTCACGTCACTTTTCGGGAGTGTGCTACGAGTGGGTTAAGGGCAAGGCGCCGTGGGAAATTGAGATAGCACAAGCGCCAGAAGAGCTGCTTGTTACTTTGCGCAAGAGAAATAAAAATATGTCTGCTTCTCTTGGCTCTGGCGACTGGGGATTTCTTGAAGGACTTGAGTGGGGCGGTGAGCGCGTCGATGTTGATCGTCTTCTCGAGGAGGGAATTGACGAAGGTTCTCGCGCCGTTGACATTTACTCGATGACGTGCGCGCTTGCAAATAAGTTTCCAGTTCACACTGAAGCAGGACGACTTGCAGTTGAGACTATGATGATTAGGTTCAATGCAGAGAAAGTTCGTCCACCACTAGAACTTGAAGGCCCTGGTGGATTGCTTATGCACGTTCGTCGTGCAATGCAGTTTGTTATTGACAATCCTAAGACTGAACGCTTGTGGCCTGGGCTACAAGAGTGGGCGAACAAGTCACAAGAAGAGTCTCGAGCTTCAGCATCAAAGCCAGCGCAACAGACACCAGCGCAGACACAACAAAAACCAATACAAAGCTCGACTCAAACTACAACTTCAAACTTACCTGGCACGATTGGCGGATCGGTACTATCATCTGTTGAAGACGGCGACTCACTTGCAAACGCAAGTAACCTGTCAAACATTGATGTGCCAAAAGACCCTGACGCACTTGGTGAGGAGGAGGGTGGCGAGCCTGGTAAGCGAACGCTTACAGACGTTGGCAATGGCCGACGGTTGATTGACTCGTTTGGCGCCGCAGTTCGCTACACACCAGGACTTGGTTGGTTTCACTGGGACGGTGGGTATTGGAAGCCAGATATTGAAAGTCTTGAAATGCGCGAGCTTTCAAAGAAGGTTGCGCCAATTGTTGCGAGTGAGGTTGTTCATTATCTTGACGATGCAGACAAGCAATCAGAAGTTATTAAGTGGGCGCAGCAAGCAAAATCAAACTCGCGTATCAATGGTTTGATTGAAAGCGCAACGTCTGACCCGCGTATTTTGATTGATGTTGAGTCTTGGGACAGCGATGAAACGCTTATTGGTGTGTTAAACGGAGTTGTTGACTTACGCACTGGTGAGCTATTGCGCGGACGACCAGACCTTTACATCACACGACGTGCACCTGTTGCTTACAATCCTGGAATACGCAACGTGCGTTGGGAACAGTTTATTGACTTTGCTACTGGTGGCGATAAAGAATTACAAGAGTGGTTGCAAAAAGCCGCAGGCTATTCACTAACTGGTTTGCGAACATACGATGTTATGTTCATGGTTTACGGTCCTCCAGGCTCTGGTAAGAACACGATGGTTGAAGCTTTGGTTAAGGCGATGGGAACATCTCAGTACGCATGGCCACTTGACTCAAGCATTCTTGCTCAAGGCGATGGACAAGCGCATGGTTCTGATCTTTACCACTGGGCCGAGCTTCGTGGCCGTCGCATGGTGTGGGTTGACGAATTGCCAGACGGCGAGCGTATCAAAGAAAACTCAATCAAAAAATTGACTGGTTCATCTGAAATCTCAGCACGTTCACCTGGTGAAAAGCCGTTTACATTTCAATCACGCGCTAAGTTGTGGGTTACGACTAACCACAGACCAATCATTACTGATGATGCAATGTGGCGCCGTATTCGTCCAGTGCCACTGTTGAATGTTCCTGAAAACCCAGATCCAGACCTTAAGCATTACATCTTTGATCCTGAAGGTGGACTTCCTGCAGTTCTTTCATGGGCGGTTGAAGGCGCAATCAAGTTGCTTGGTTCCAGCGCACGTGATGGCTTAGGTTGGTGCAAGGCCGTAAGCGAGGCTGCCGACATTTATAGAAAGAATGAAGACAGAATTGGATTCTTCTTAACTGAAGAAACCAAAGAAGCTGAAAATACTGCAACGCCTGTAAAGTCCCTATACGCCGTGTACAGAGCTTGGAGCGAAGAGCGTGGCGAAAAGGCAATGACACAGATTGCGTTTCAACGAAAGCTGTCGGACAGAGGTCTTCAAATTGATGGCCACGGTTCAAGAGCTCAAATCATTGGTCGCCAACTTCTACCTCGAGTTGTTCAAAGCGGCGAGGTTGACTGGGGAACTGTTCAGAGGTTTGCCCGATGAGAAAAGTCAAAGTAGACATCACTGTAAATGGTGCGCCACTTTGTGTTGTAGCTATTAAGAAAAAAGACTATAAGATGATCACAAAACGCGCAGCCGAGCAAGGTATGACAGTAGAAGAGTATGTAAACGACGTCATTAATAGCGCGGGCGATTAGCAAGAGCTTCTAAGTACATAAGGTCTGGCGCCTTGGGAGAGAGGCAGCCAAAACGGTTAGGTCAGGGTTGAGGATTTTCCTCCCCTGACCTAATCTGTTTATCGCCTTTGTCAATGTACTGCTTTATCGTTGTAGCGTACCAGCGTTTTTCAAACGGCGTTTGTACACCTTCAGCATTAAACTTGTTTGCAATTTTTGCGTACGACATTCCTAGTCCGCGAAGCTCTACGATCTTTTCATACAGCTCGTCAGAGATCATGCGCTTTGGTCCAAGATCTACTCCCCACTTAAGTCCTTTTTCTCGGCGATCCTTATGGACATCTCGTTGGCGCTCAGCAATGATAGCTCGTTCCATTTCAGCAAGCGCCGACATGATTGTGACAACAAACCGACCCTGGTAACTGGCAGTGTCAAGGTTGAGGTCAAGCATGACAATTCGCCAATCGTTTTTATGGGCCCTATCAACGATGCTAAGAAAGTCCTGGGTAGATCTAGCAAGGCGATCAATCCTAGTCACAAACAACGCAGACGCCTCGCCTTTGTCCAACTTCTCAAGTGCGTCACGAAGTACAGGTCGTCCTTTGATTGACTTACCTGACCGACCTTCTTCTCGGAGAATTTTTACATCTGTAAATCCAGCAAGTTCGGCTGCTCGTTTAAGATCTCGCTCCTGCGCGCCTAACGACATGCCATCGTTTGCTTGCATTTGCGTAGAAACACGTGCGTAGAGGAATGCAACCTCTTTCTTCTTAGTTGCCATACGAAACCCTTATCTAGCAACGGTTTGCTGCTGTTAATGTACAAGTCAGATTGTATACCATTAAGGTTAAGGTTAT